AAGAAAGACGCTTGGTTCTCATATAACTGAGCTACGTTTTCTCTCATGTGTCCTTTAAGACCTTCTAGGAATCCTAATTTATCCCATTTGTTGATTGTGTCTTCTTTGATAACTTTAAGGTGTTTTAACCCGATGTTACCAACTAATCCTGATTCTAATAATGCTCCCATTTTTTTTTGGTTTTTATTTGTTTTTATTTATTTTTATTTTATTTTTGCCATTAAATCTTTCATTCTCAAGAACTGTGGGTTCTCATATGTTTTTGATTCAAGTAAGTTAACCGCTCCTGTAGAAGGTGATTTTGCGATTGTTCTTTCAATTGACTCGTTCATACTTTGAACTTTAGAGTTACCTGATAATTCATTTTTAACAACTTGGTATAAATTTTTAGATTCTTTGATAGTTTCAACACCATCAAATCTTCTTAAAATGTTAATTTTTTCTTGTTTTGATGTTGAATGTTCAGTGAACAAACGTGTAGCGTAAGCCAAGTTTGAATTGAAGATTGCAACCTCATTTAATTTACTTCTGAAAACATTAAGTGCTTTTCTGTATTCTTCGTTTTTTTCTCTAAGAACTTGTAACTCTGAATTAGTGTTACTTTCTTTGATAGCGGTATTAAAACTTGAATGAGCTCTTGGTTTTGGTAAACCACCTTTTCTAAAGTTAGACCCCGCACCTAAAGTACGAACAGCCTCTTTTGTCTCAGCTTTTTTAACCATTGGTTTTTTAGTTGGTTGTTCTTTTGTTTCAGTTTTTTTAACAACTTTGTTTGTTCCTAATTTAGAACCTGAATTCTCACCTTCTTTGTAAGAGAATTTCGCTTTACCTGTTCCCACAGATTTTGGAGCTTCTTTCATTTTAGTTTTAAAACCAGTACCTAAATTTGGTGACTTGTCGTATTTGAATTTAGATTGGTTACCCATCCCGACACCTTTTGGTTTGATAGACATTTTTTTAGATTCAGTAATAGAATCATCTTCCATTTCTTCGTCTTCATCCATTTCGATTTCATAAACGATATCAGAATCGTCAAACTCATCAAAGTCAAATTCACTTTCTTCATCGTCGTCATTACCGAACATTCTCCCAACGATTGATTCAATAGATTCTCCATCCATATTATCATCTTCTTCAAGTTCTTCGTTCCATTCTTCAGACATTTCATATTCATCTTCTTCGCTTTCACCAACAATCATATACTCTTTACCGGTTTCCTCATCTTTAAGGTGAGTGTTTCCTTTGTCGTCTTTTGTTACGACAATATTGTCATCCGGTCCCATAAGTTGAAATACTCTAAGTACTTCATCATCGTCTGCGTCAGTTAAGTCGATAGTGTCATCATCTTCCTCGTCGTCCATATCTTCTTCGTCACCAAAGTCCATATCTTCTTCGTCATCAGTATCATCAGTATCCATTTCATCACCTTCTTCATCTGAATCGTCACCCATATCAATATCGGCAATATCATCAGAACCCATAGGTTCATCCATTTCAACGTCATCCGGTTCAACCTCATCTTGTTCAGTTAGAGATTCTTTTACTAGGTCTTTGATTTCTTGTTTCATTGTAGAAGCAAGTATTCCTTTTGCATTTTCAGCTACCGCTTCTTCCAAGTTTTTCATTTGGATGATAGCCTCTTCAACTAAAGATTTTTCTTTTGCCATTTCGTTTTGTTGTTATTTTAATATATAAATATCTCCTAATTCAAAAAAAGTTTAAAATATTCTTAAATTGGATTAGATTTTTATACATTGATAAATATCACCAAAAAATAAAAAGCATAAAAAAAGAGGACATATTGTCCTCTTTTAGTTAATAATCAAAAATTTAACTACTCAATCACTTCGTCAATTTTACTTTCTACAATAGCGGTAATTCTCCACTCCATTGTATAATGTTCAAAAACTTTAGTAACTTTCGCCTCAATATCAGTAGGGTTGTAACCACTAACTAATTTTTCTTCTCTTAATTTTTTAATCTTACCTGATGCCTCATCAACTGAGTCCAAGGTAATTTTCGCAATAAAATACTTTTCTTCCATTTTGTTTTTTTTTATTAGTAACCCAAATAATCGTTTAATTTTTTCATTAAGTCAAGCGATTTATTTCCGGAATCACCAACGTGTCTCTCAACACTCATTTTTTTCTCTTCCTCTAAGTTCTCATCGTATAGATTTTTATCGTCTTTATTTAAGAATAGATATGCTCCCGGAGTTGATGGTGATGATACTAAGTCAAAACAGATTAATTCAAAATCGTCTTGAACTTCATTTTGTTCACCAATCTTTTTAAGAGAACCAACACCTCTTGATGAGATACCTAATGTAACTCCTTGTCTTAGGTAATTTGCTGCTAAGTCACCTTTGGTTGAACAAATACCTCTCTCGTGATATCCCGGTGACGTAAGTAGTTTTAACTTACCCATTAAGACATTACCTTCCCACCATACTTCGGTGATTGAGTGAGATACTCTATCTAAATCGATAAGAGATGATTCCGGATGATTTAACTCCGATAGAGCGGTTCCCTTTTTAATCATTTTTTTATAATTCTCAGCCTCTCGTTCTAATATACGTTTTGGGTATGTTCTACCATTTCTATTTGGTGTATCATATTTTTGTAATACGGCATAAAACTCAATTGGTTTAGAGTGGTCAAGTATTTCATTAGATTCTCTAATTAACGTTTCGTTACGATTGTCATTTGGGTTGATATACCCGGCATCGTACTCAACAAGAATCCCCCTACCTGATTCGTTCGGTTGTAATATTTTTAAATTCATATCGAATGTTTTAATAATAAATATTAAACATTCTCGGTTTGTAACAATTCTTCTTCTAAATTACTCTTTTTGGTTAAATAAAAATTAAAATTATCGTTATTTAAAAAATTGTCTTTAAAAATTTTATTTGTAATTTGTTGTAAAGTTTTTTTAATTTCATTACTTTTAAAGTCCATATCGTCTTGGGATAGGTAGAAATTTATTTCAAGATTCATAAAAGATTTTTTATTTAAATTTAATCCACTAGACCTTAAATCTAAATCCACAATAAATTTATCGTTAAAGATTTCTTTGTTTATTGACTCGTATATTGAGTGTTTGATACTTCTACTTAGGTTAAGGACGGTTCTTGTCCAATTATCACATTCGTATATTGGTTCGACCCAAGTTTGGATGTTTAAGTAAAGCGATTTAAGTTTGATTGAGTCCACCGTTCCATAAACAATTTTTGCTGTTTTGAACCCGCGTAGTAGAGAAGTTTTTCCCTTTTTCATTAATTTTCATATTTCCCTGTTTATTTTTTTAAATAATAGGTGTTTTTATGGGTAATGTCAAAACTTTTTTGTAAAAGGGAGATATATGTAGTATATGATAATAGTAAAATTAAATAATAACATTACAATTGAGAAAGCTTTAAAACTCTATAAAAGTAAAGTAATTAAAACCCGTCAAAGTTCTGAATTATCAAAACGAAAAGAATTTAAAAAACCATCAGTAATTAAACGTGATGGTCTTTCAAAAGCTAAGTATGTTCAGAAAAAATTTAAATCAGATGATAATTAAAGATTTTCTTTAAGATTTTTAAGTTTGAAGTAAGTAAGTTTGTCGTATTTTTCAGAAATTACTTTTGAGATAGTATCCTCAATTCTTGTTTGCATTGTTGAATCAGTGCTAACATTCTTCATTTCCGTTAGTTTCGTAACAACACCTTCTTTAAGTGAAACGTATTTTTCACTCAATGATGAATCATCTTCAGACAATAAAGATATTAGTTCTTTTTTGTCTGATTCAGTTAAACCATCAATATAATTTTTAATAGTTTTGTTTGCAACGCTTACCATTGTTGTTAACGGTAAATCAACACCCTCTGTTTTCACCACCGGTAATTTTTTAAGAGATTCCGAAAGAATATTTCTACATTGAATTTTAGATTCAATTGTTAGGATATCTGTTGAAAACAGTGTATCGATAGTTTCATATTGATTCTCAATTTTTTTATCTCCAACCCAAGATTTAATTTTATTTAAATCAGATTGTTTGATTTTATTGATTGTGTTATCATACATCTTAATACTTTCGTTAATAAACTCTCTAGCGTAAGATTCACTTAACGCTTTTGGAGAATTTAACTCATCGTATAAATAAAATAATTTACTTATGTTTTTATTCTCTAAAACATATTTTTTGAAATTTTTTATTTCGTTTTTAAATGTGTCGTTAGCATATGATTCTAACAATACTTTTTCTATTTTTGATTTTAATATACCGAATTTCATAAGTTTTTTTATTTATAAATATCTAATCTTTTAGAAGTTTACCTAATTGAGCTTCAATTTCTCCTAAAGAGTTTCCACCTTTAGATAAATCAATATATGAGTCATCCTCTGTCATAGTGCTTCTTTCCACCAATATTTTTAAATTATCTCTATTAAATGATTCAGGGGTTACTTCTGCTTCGGGAGCTGCCGCAGCAGGGGCTCCACCTGCCTCAGGTCCACCCGGTTCAGGTTCACCACTTGGTTCAGGTCCTCCTAAGTCGTCCATTCCTCCACCAAAGTCTCCTCCTCCTCCGAAACCTCCTCCACCTCCTGGTGGCGGTGGGGATGATGGTGCCGCACCACCGGCAGTTGCTCCAGATGATGTATTACCATATAATTTATCAATATTATCAAAGATACCTGTATGTGTTATAATAGTTGCCGTATTTGTTAATTCTGCTCCAACAGCCATCTCAATTCTTTGTTGTTGTAAATCTAATTTAATATCTTCATCAGAAAATCCTAAAATATGTTTCTTAGCCCACGATACGGATACCGGAGCAATACCTGCAATTGCAGCAACGGCTTGTTGATATAATGCGATTTTTTCTTTCCAAAGGTCATTTTTTAATAAATCGGCTTGTGATGATGGATTGGTAAGTCCTAACGTGAAGTTAGATAACTCGTCTTCAAAACCTAATAGGAATAAATGAATGATTGCTATTTTATTTAATTCAGCAATCATTGATTTTTGAATTTTATTGATTGTTCTTGCAAATCGAATATCCATTAATGATAAGTTTTTACCATCACCGGCAGTTTCTTCAAATCCTAAAAACGCTTTAGGAACACGAAGAGCGGTTAATAATTTCTTTTGGATATATTCAATATCGGCAATCTCCGATAAGTTTGTTGCTCCCGGTAACGTATCAATTGGTGATGCCGCCGCTGGGTCTCTAACGGGAATAAAGTAATCTTGGTCATCAGCCATTTGGTTGAATCTCATATCGACATTACCTGTTTTAGCGTCAACAACTTGGTCACGTTTAAATTTATTTGCAACACGTTGTACGTAAGCCTCAACATCTTTATCATCCATATTACCAACAAATACTTTGAATACACGTCTTTCCGGTGCTCTTGAAGTTCTATAAATTAACATCGCATCCTCAGATAATAATAATTGTTTCCAAATACGTCTTGCTTTTTCTAACATTGACGTTCCGTATGGAAGTTTTCTATCATCACCTAATAGACGGAAGTGAGCAACTTCCCAAGAGTTAAACTCCATATCTTTTGCTTTCCACTTAAATCTTAACCCTTTGTGTTCAGCAGGTTCATCTATAGTTGCAGATTTTGCCGCCATACCTCTTTCCAAACGTTCTATTTCAATGTTTGGTAATTGCATACAACCAACAATACCTTTATCTGAATCCAATTTTAAATAAACAAAGTTATCACCATATTTACAAGTATTTCTTGTCCACATAGTTAAGTTTGTATTGATATCTAACACGTTGTTAAATAAATCGGCTAAAATAGATTTTATTCTTTTTGATTCAGAATAAATTTGTAACATATACCCATTCTCATCAACAGTTGTTGATTCTTCACCGTAGATGTCTAATGCCGCTGATATCTCAGGAGTATATTCCATAGATTCATAATCGTAAAACGATGCCAAACGAGTTGGTTCGTAGTAAACGGCTTGAGTATATAGATTACTTTCAATCTTAGTCCATTGGTTAGATAGGTAATATGTTTGTTGAGCTTGTAATTTCTCTCTCTCATATTCCGCTTGTGATGTTGTCTTTAACAACTCTTTCTTATCTAACTTATATGTTGGGTAATCTTGATTTAATAACGCGTTTGGTACAAAGGC